AACGCTTGGATCAACAAACGTGGCGACGCCGTACACCGGTCAAAACCCGCGACGAACGGAGCTCCTGGGCCGCACTTGGTGAAAAAAGAAGATCTCGAAAGACTGATTCGATTCATCAAAGACCTTGTACGCACGTCGGACGCCTACATCGACAGCAAACTCTGACCTGACCTTTAATCCACCGCCCGGATCTGCTTTTCGATGGCTGCCGACAAGCGTGGAATGCGACCCGCCACCAGGCGCTCGACGTTCAGACGCTTTTTGAGCACCACCTTCGGGACCAGCACCGCAATCGGGATGTCCGCCCCGCGCTTCAAACGTTTGATGCCCTCTGCCTTGCGGTAGCGGCGCTTGAAGCCCGACAGTGGCCGGTCGTGTTCCTTGATGTTCTCAGCCATCAGCACGATGTTCCCCTTGGCGTTCTTGATGAAATAGGCATTGCCGCCGCGCATCAGTTCGGCGATCTGCGCCTTGAAGCGTTTGCGGCCCACGCGCCCGTGCAGCGGGATCAGCATCCGGCCGGAAATAGAGCCGCCACGCTCGTGGATGCCCGACCACGGGATGCGCGAGCCGACGTAGAGCGCGGGCAGCAGGTTCTTGTCCTTGTCGAGCACCTTGGCGGTGAAACCCTTGACGAAGGATTTCTTGACCACCGCCATCTGGCCCGCGACGTGGCTGCGGACGTCCTGCTTGAGCTCGGCGGCCTCGCTGGCAATGCCGCGCGCGACCGCCTGCTTGACCTTGTCGCGGAACTCGCCGCCCCAGCGGCGCAACTGCGCCTGCGCGGCCTTGCTATCGATGCGGACGGAGATGCGCATGGTCGGTGAGCCGGTCGAGAGTCTGGTCGAGGTGGCGCGCATCGCCGCGCACACCGATGGCGATCAGCGAGAGCAGCCGTGCGTCTTGCGCCGCGTCCTCTCGCGCCGTGGCGGCGGCGAAGCCGCGCAGTTGCGCCAGGGTGTAGTCGAGGATGTCCGGCAGCCGGTGACCGTGCGCGATCAAGTGCTGGACGGTGTCGAACCAGCCGTGGCCGCTACTGTTGCGCTCGTCCGCGCGATCAGCCCGTCGAGCCGAGGCATGACCGTCCGGGTAAAAAAATCGGCGTTGACCTCGATCACCTTGGCCGCCAGCAAGATGGCCTGGTCGGCATCGAGCGCGTCGACCCACGCGCGCGGTTTGCTGACGGCGATGGACACAGCCGTCAGCAGGTCGTCGCCGCGCTCGCCGAACAGTGCCAGCCAGTCGATGCCATCCCCGCCGATCTGCTGCATCACCGGCGTGATCGCGCGCAGGAAGGCGGGCATCTGGCCGACCTTGAGTGGCTTGATAGCCAACGGCTCCCCGTCGATGACCAGCTCCACCGCTTGCGGGATGAGGGTTTCCAGATCGCTCATGGCAGTCCCCATCACAGTTGCACGATGCGGCCGAACTGGCCAAGCACCGCGTCATAAGGCTTGGTGGTGTCGGCCAGGAGCGAGCCTTCCAGCTCGAACTTGTTGTACTCGTCCGAAATGAAGGAGATTTCCTTCAAGGGATCGAAGGCCACGCGGTACAGCTCGACCAGCACCTTGGCGTTGCCCTGCGCGGTGTTGATGCCTTCCAGGCGCAGGTAGCGCTCGGGCAGCGCCTGCGTGAAGATACCGATCTCGGTGGCGACGCCGTAGGCATAGCTGGCCTTGAACGGTGCGGTGAAGCCGGTGGTATCCAGAAACTGGATGGCACCGAAATCGGTGTCGGCGGTGTAGTGCGTGCCTGCGGTCAGCGTCGCGGGCGTGCCTGCCGAATCGGTCACCACCAGTGCCGAGACCTTGGGGTGCGCGAGGAAGTAGCGGTCGCCGACCACCGGAGCCGCGCCGCCGATGGGTTCGGCGGTCACCGTGCCGGTGCTGCCGGTGACGTGGTTGCCGTACAGCGCCAGCGCAAGGTTTTCCTTGGTGAACTCCTCGATGGTGAGATTCACGGTGGCCGACTTTTGCTTGACCATCCGGTGGTCGAGCGAGCGCTGGCCGGTCTGGCTCTCGTAATGCTCCAGCACGTCGGTCTTGAGCGAGAGTTTGAGCTCGGCGACGTTGCCGGGCGAGCGCACTTCGATGGGCAGGCCGGCCGCGTCGCGCTTGCCGAGGAAGACGCGGCCCTGAAAACTGGCGTAGGTGCTCATGATTTGGATTCCTTACGTTGGGTGGGAGGAAGGTCGGTTTCAGTCCGGGCAGGCTTGGGTTCCCGCGTGGCGATGTCGTGCGCCAGCAGCCATTCGGCGGTGTCGGCGTCGACCTCGATGCGGTCACCGGGCCCGTAGGACTTGCCAGCGTGGGTGTGCGGGCGGGTCAGAACCAGGCGTGTTGGTTGTGGGGTCATGGGTGGTCATCCAGAGGTTGAGAGGTCATTGGCCAGAGTCCGGTACGTGATGCGGTAGCGCGCGGGAATAGCGGCGGCCACCGCATCGGCGTCCTCGACGTCCCACTCGCATTCCTGCTCGCGGATGCCGAGCGCCAGCCCGCCCAAATTCCGGTCGGCCAGCAGCGCGGCGTGGGCGGCGGTGAGCAGCCGGTCGGCTTCTGTCTCCGGAATCGCGGGCGGCACCGCGCGGGCCAGCGCGACGAGGCGCACCGTGAGTTCGCGCGTGACGCGGTCGTTGGCGCGCTCGGTGATCGACTCGGACTCGGGGAACACCACCAGCGCTGGGCATTGCTCCCGGCTGATGGCCACCGTGGGCGAGCGGTGTAGCGTGGCCCCGAGCGATTCCACCGGCGTTCGGACGGCCGCCATCACCGCGAGCAGAATCTGTTCGCGGATCGAGTTGCCGGACACGGGTCAGAGCCTTGTGAGCTTGGCGCGCATCTCCGAGCCATCGCCCACGGCTCGGATGTCGCGCACCTGATAGATCACGCCGCCGATCTCCACCGTGTCGCGCGGGGCCAGACCCACGAACACCGAGGCCGGATACGACATCTGGTGGTCGGTGGTCGAGGCCAGTCCCTCGAACACGGTGTCGTCCGGTGCCGTGAAGCCGACCGCGTGCGTCTGCGACGGCGAGCCATCGGCAGGCTGCCACCGGCAGTCGCGCAGCAGGCCCGCGCTCAAAGCAGCGGCATAGACCTGTTCGACGAGGCCCATCACGCGATCTCCAGCTTCACCAGCAGCTGCGGTCGGTGGCACAGCGGCAGCGGGTTGGCCTGCGTGTGCAGGTCGGTGCCCCGGTCGAACTTGCGCGGTTCCTGCTTGGCGTACAGCGGCAGCGCCATCGTGTTGGCCGTCTCGTTGAAGTCAGCGGGTGCGTAGTACGTGGCGAAGGTGTCCATCGTGCCCAGCGGGAAGGCGTGCCCCTCGTCCTCCTCGACGAAGCGGCGCACGCTGCCACCGGGCGCAGTCGCACGACCGCGATGCTCCTCGAAGGTGATGCCGCAGAAGGTGAAGCCCGAGCGCATATCCGAACGCAGCGCCAAGCCGTCCTGCCAGCGTTCGTAGGCCGCGATGACATCGTCGTGCGCGGTGAGCGCCTCGAAGAAGTCCTTGCCGACGAACACATGGAGGCCAGTCATCCGTTCGCCCTGCAGGTTGTCCTCGACGTAGCGCAGCAGTTCCCGGCAGGCCTTGCCAACGTCAAAGTCGCTGTCGTGCGCGGCGATGTCCCACGCGAAGGTCTTCGCCGCGATGCCGAATTCGTCGTACAGGTTGTAGATCACGCTGCCGTCGGCATCGAGGATCAGCCCCTTGAGCGCACCAAAGCGCAGGTGCTCCAGGGTGATCGCGTGCTTGTTGCGCATCGTCTGCAGGTGCTGCGCCATCACGCCCGCGACCGTCTGCAGTTCCGTCTCCGAGCCGAAGGCGCGGATGCCCTGGACCTCCTCGGGCAGGATCACGTCGTCGTGCGGGATGTGGGGAATGGTGAAGGAACGCACCTTGCGCTTGCCACGCACGCCCACGGTGCCCGGCGAGCCGGGGGGCATGGTCGGCAGCAGCGTGAGCACGCCGTTCTGCTCCTCGACGATGACCGAGCGGAAGCGCTGCGGCTTGTCGACGAAGAGACCCATGGCGCCCAGACGGTCGTAGTTGTTGGGCAGGATGTTGATGGCGGCGGTCAGCGCCGACATCGAAAACGCCGGGTTCTCGAAGATGTTCTGCATGGTCAGACTCCTTG